CGCCATGCGATTCAAGGTTATCTATCGTTAGTTCGGAAGTTAATCCAGAAGGGTCTTTTAGTTCAGCGAGCGTAAACTTTCCCGCTCTGTTGAATCCGTAATACCAACCGGCGGGGAGGATTGAATCGAGAACGTCTAAAAGATTTTGACGCGACTCAATATAAATTCCAATCGTGTAGTTCAGATCGCTATTAAATTGGGTGAACGCGCTCGTATCCAAATCAGCGGGGTCGCTTAATACGCGAGTGACAATGGCTCGAATAATGTCAGCCGGTGTTGTCTTATAAGACCCGCTCGGCTTATGTCCTTTTGCGTCAACGGTGACTGTTCCTTCGGGGTCGCCAGAAAGCGTGAACTTGCCATTCGTTAAATCTTTTGTAACGGTTAGCGTTGTCGCTTTGCCATCAACGTAAACTTGAACGATGTCCTCGATCTGCCCTTCGTGAACCTGATACTCGTGTGTCGTAGCATTCGTTTGGATCGGCGTAATGTTATAGACCTCGCCGTAACAAAGCGGAACGACCTGATCGATTTCTTCACCGCTCGAAACAAGATTCGTTTGAATTGGAACGTCGAGCTTGCGTTGGTTGTCGCGGAGGGAGAACGTCAGCGTGTAATCGTCATTAATCGCTAAACGATCAACCACTCCCGACAGTATCGTTCTGTAATCAGCAATAGCCCAAGTCGGGTCGCCGATTTTTATCGTTGCGTCCCTTCCATCCCACGCGTAACCGATCCACGCATCTTGTTGTCCATCGCTGTTATCCACGGACAGCTCGCCAATAGAAACGTAAGAGCGTCCACCGAAAGCTTCACTCATAACAGTGGAAAAGAATGGACTGCCTTTGAGAATGCCTTCGTAGGTTGTATTTGCCGGTGTATCAGACGAGCCGGTGTGGAAGTATTTCGAACCGAGGTAATAAACGGTTTCGCTTCCATCGCTGTAAGCTTTAATTTCAGCTAGCACGACGCGTTCCTCTTGAGGGTCAGCAAGCCAAGCTTGATATTCGGCATCTGAGACACTCAATGACGCGCCCCACCCGCGACTGCCAGTTGTCCGCGAGTAACTGCGCCGACGATAGGCTTGGCAACCACGTTAGCAAGATCAGAACGAAGTGCGCGAAGCTCTTTGACCACACCACTGCCGTCGCTTCCGCTTGCCTGACTCTGATTCGGCGTTTCAATTGAAACCCTCTCGCCGCGTGTTGCCATAAACGAAACCGGCGTTTTATCTGTGCCGCCACTGCCGCCGACGATAAACGAACCACCGTGCTGAAATCCAGATTCGGTTTTCATATCCATGAAACTTTGTGTTGCGTTTGTCGCGTTTTGCGCCGCTCTTGCTAAATTATCGACTGCCCCTGTTGCATCGTTAGCGTGACCAATAAGTTCTTCAAACATTAAGGCTGTCTGCGTCAACTTCGATACCACGCAAAGCCTTTTTGCCTTCTTCACCCAAACCTTCAAACAATACTTTGGCGCGGAACGATTCGCTGTTGACCAACTCAATTCCTTCTCTTAATCTTTCGTTTGCGGGAATTGTGTCCATAATGTGTTGCGCGTGATCAACGAATGGTTGCATTTCTTTCAAATGAGCCATCAACTCGTTGTACTTGGTCGCACTGACGATTACATTTCCGAATTCGTCTTTCATCTCTTTCAAGCCGAAGGTCATCATTCCGATCGGTCCACCTCGATCACCACCAATTCCACCGGAGGTTTCCGAAAACTCTTGAAACATTTTTCGAGCTGCCGAAGAGATTTGAACAAACGATTCTTCTCCGACCTGTCCAAGTTCTTTGAAGCCGTTACCAAGCGGACCATCTGCCAAGTTGCTAACGATGGTCGGATCGCTCATTACTTCTTTAAACTTTGCGCGTAGTTTCTTTTTAAATCTTTGTGACTTTCCAAACCCAAATGCGGCGATAGCAAGCGGAACCGCGAAACCGGCGGCGTTTGCTAATGCTGTCTTTGCACCTGTTACAAAACTGGAAGCGGCTTGCTGTCCCGCCATCTGGAAACCACCCGCGCCATCTGCGATCAATGTACCGCTAGACGAGAAACCGGAAAACATATTTGTGATTGCTGACCCGATCTTGGACGCCCCGCCTGTAACAGCAGAAGTAATCGTTGATAGGAATCCACTACCCGCCGCGTTGCCCGCTGTAGTCGCCGCTTCAGTTGCACCGCTAGTAAAGATCGAAGTGATAGTGCTAAAAATATTTCCACCGCCTGTTCCACCGGTGAATATTTCGATAAGCTTTTTCTTTGTCCATGCCGCCGCTATTTCTGCGAGGGTGTCCAAGAACATATCTTTAACGCGATTTAAAAAAGATTTTAAAACGGTTTCAGTTTTTCCTCCCGAGAACAAGTCTTTCCACATTTTTGTCCACGAGCCATCGATCCCGCCGATTAAGTCGCGAAAGCTCTCGCCGTATGACTTGAGTGCTTCCTCTGCTTTGGTTGCTTTCTTTTCTAATCCTTCCCAAGCTTTTTCGCCTTCATGAACACTCGGATGCGCTAATACTTTTTCGAGATCAAAAACGGTTCCCTTAATGTCTTTATAAGTTTCGCCAAGTTCTACGAGTTGTTCTTTGTAAGTCTCAAGCCTTATTTTTCCGGCAAGAAAAGCTTTGTCCATCATTTTCTTATTTTCAATCTCAGCTAATGATTCTCGAAAATCAACCAATCGCTTATCAGCTTCAGACAAGACTCTTGGCATCTCGTCGATTTCTTTATTCGCCGCTAATATCGAACGACCTACTTTTAATGTCGCTTTGTCAATATCGGTTAAGGTCTTTGCAACCTTCTTACCGGCTTTATCGATCGCATCTAAATGCGGACTAACTGATTTAAATTCTTTCCCTACTGCCTTTGCTTCTTCTTTAACAGTTTTTAAGTTTGACCAAAGCTCGTGCAAGGTAACGCCGAGCGCAAGAGCAATACCGATTATGTTTTTCTTCAGAACGGTATTCAGTCCGATAAAAGCAACTTTGGCGGCAGTCGCGCTTGCCGCTACACCTCGAAGAGCAATCCCAAGTGCGCCGAGAATTGCCGTCAGCTTGCTCGCCGCGTAAAGGGTGAAGATAATCTTGGCGAGTAACGCCAATTCATCTCCGAACTGTTTTACAAATGCGATCCCGCCGGTTATCGCTTTGACCAAACCGTTAAGAGCGGTCAATAAAGGTGGCAACGCTTCGTAAGCTAAACCTTTTAACGTGCCGGTTAGCACCACCATATTTTCTTTAAATCGAGCGGCGGCAGAAGTCGTTTCAGCGTCTAGCGATAAACCAAGCGCAATTGCTTGTTCTCTAAATCGCCTAATGCCGTCTGCGCCACCTTCCATTGTCTGGAGTAACGCAACACCCTCGGAGTCGAACAGCTTCATCGCGAGTCGCACTTGATCAGCGTCATTACCGACACCGCTTAAGGCTTCCGCTATCGCTTCAAACTTCTGATCAATCGGCATGGCGTTAAGCGTTGCCGCGTCGAGGTTTAATTCTTTTAACGCGCCTTTTGCTTCACCAAAACCCTGCGCCGCTTCTGCGATACGACGAGTCATTCTTTGTAAACCCATCGTTAAGGTTTCAAAGCTTACTCCCGCCATATTCGCAACGTGCTGATATTCCGATAGTGCCGCCGTACTCATACCAAGCCGAATAGAAAGCTTGTCGAGTTTGTCAGCCATATCAATAGTGCCTTTAATAAAACCACCGATTCCCGCCGCACCCGCCATCATCACAAACCTTTTCGCCAGACCCTTCAAGGCATCTGACGTCTTATTCATGTTTTTGTTCACCGAGTTAAACGCTTTTTGCGTTTTATCTTCGGCGCGGATTTTAATTACAGCGTCAGCGGTTGACACTATCTTCTTACCTCTTGTTGTTGAGCTTTAAACTCGAACCAAGCAACCCAATACGTCAGTTCATCAACGGTTAGCTTTTCCGAAAGCTCTCCAACGGTCATATGTAAATGTTCGGCGACTTGAAACATTAAGAGGATTTCTTGGTCGCCGCTTCTGAGTTTTTTCTTGCGTCCTCGATTGTGGTTTCACGTTCTTCGTTCATTGCGGTAATCACATTGACGATGATGTCTGGATCGACTTTTTCCATTAAGTCCTTTTTATCGGCGTTGGAAAAAAGGCGTTTGCCATCTTCGTCTAGTGCGCGAATGATTAACGTCTGTACTAATGACTCTAGAGAGCCGTCATTAACGTAACGAAAGATCGTGTTGCGTTGCGCGAGGGTAGTCGGCTTGAAGAAGATGACGGTATCCCATTCAGATACCGCCACCGACTCCATAGGCGCGACAAGTTTTTCTCGCCAATGCGTTTTTGCTTTAGCAAGTAATTCAGCACCGTTTGACATCTTTTCTCTCCTATTCGGTTATACAGTTCCCCAAGTAACGCCACCTGACGCTTGAAACGAGATAGAGCGTTCAATGATGTCGCCCATATCAACGCTTACGCCAACGCCGGTAATTAGAGCGGTCATCGTCGCAAAGTAATCGCCCGTATCTGAGCCCTCCGGATACAGGTTTAGCGTTACGCTTGCGCCAACCGTCATTGCGCCCTGTCCGGTCGTATCGGTTTCATCCCAATGGCAAGTAACTGATCCGCTTGCATCGGTAGTCCCGACAATGTAAGTCTTTGACGAATCGCCCATTGCGGTATCTTCAACCGTGTCTGCGCTCTCATCGAGAGACCATGATTTAATTTCGGCAACCGTGTTTGCCCCAACTTTGCAAGTACCTAATTTTCCGTGGTGTGTTGCCATTAACTTAATCCTCGTCGCTTGGCTTGTTAAAAATTGGCTTGGCTTTTGCCTCTGCCTTCTTCACTGGTCGACCAACTGGCTTCCACCCTTTGGCTTCCATC